TGATGAGCAATAGCAGCAGCAATATGCACAGCACGGTCATCAGGAACAGGAGCAGCACGCATAAATGGATTGAAAGGTGACTTAGTCATAGGTTGCACTTCAATACCATAGACGCATTTAACAGTGATATAGGCAGTGCTAGTGGTAATTTGAGTAGTAGGCGCAGACAAACCAGAAAACAAAACATATGCCCAAGTAAAATCAGACCACGTGATGTCATGCCAAGTATTGGGTTTGGTCGGATCAACGCCAGAAGGCGTAGAGGCGTTAAATAGAGGTATAGTATGAGAACCTTGATTGTCATAAAACTCGAGTTGACAAGACGGTAGATCGGCGAGAGAAGAGCTCAAATACTTAGGGTTAGGTTTAAAAGCATTAACTGGTTGAGCCCATGTTTGAGGTACGAAAACACCATCTTTAGCCATATGGGTGATAGCTTTAGGAGACGATTGTTGAACCATAGAAGCAGTGGGTGGCATAGTTTCAGACTCACCAGATGAGTCGGACATATTGCCAAGAACGATCCATTGTGCGTTGAAATCAGGATCGACACCAACAGGTCGACGAGGCATGGCAATAACATCGAGCTCGTCATCGGCAGGAGTAGCCCAGCCGACAAGAATTTGTGGTCGGAACTGAGCAGTAGTAACGGTGCCTTGGTCATTAAATGCAGTGGCATTGAGATAATAAGTACAAGACTTATAAGACAAACGATGCATTGAAACGTCGGTACGCCAGGATTCCGGAAAATCATATGATGTATTGACAACGGCGGGTGTTTGAGGATGGGGCTGCCATTTGCCGTCAAGATATTTCGGGTGACGTACAAAAGCATAGGTGACGACAAGAGCGCCAGATCCTTGTAAAAACATAAGATCAGAAGTAAAAAGTTGTTCGCCAGAGACGGGATTAAGAAAAGAAGGTGAGATGTTCTGCACAACGTCATATTCGAGAATAGCATAAGGGGAAGTGTTATTGTCAGGAGTGCCATTGTAATCAGCAGTACGAATTGAAGGAGGATGCAAATATTTGTTGACCCAAGCACGACCAACAACGGTTTCAGTAGGTAAAGCCATGGAAAAGAGAAAAGACTAAAGAAAAAGAAAAGCAACAAGTATAAGAAAGGTCTAAGCAGAACGAGATTGATAGTCGAGAAATGCAGACTTATCAAACTCAGGTAATTGTGAATATTTAACTGTAACTTGGTGACGGAGAAAACCGATCATATTTTCAATCTCAGTAGGTGTGACATAGTTGGTGCGACCGAGACTATTATAGTACTCAGCAAGCTGAGAACAGCCCATTTGTAAATGAGCGTTATTAGTGATACACTTAAGATCAGCATCAAGACAGCGCACAGCATCATTGTAATGATCGAGGTCACGAAAAATAGTAGACAAAAATTTAACGCACTTACGCGGTGCATCAGGAAAGAAACCGAGTGGAGTACACAGAAAACCGGTGAACTCCATAAAACGTGGGTACTCGTCTTTTAATTGGAGACCGCGCTCGCGTGTCCAAGCCATGGCAATATTATTAAACCGAACATGGACACCAGATAAAGCAGAGTCATCGCCTTTAAAAGCGGCATAAAACAGTTCATCAAAGTCAACGACATTAGCAATGACCAACATGCCAAAGAAAGTGTTACCAACAAGCGTAAATGGCTCGCCAGAATGCATTTTATCAGAGCCGTATAATTTCATCATGTCGTCATTAAGACGCCAGTTAGTGCGAAGCTGGACATACAAATCAATGATAAGACTGTCAGCACCAAGAACGGCCATAACAACAGCGTTGGCCATCGGGCTTAAAGCATACTGTGATGAATCATACTCAGTAAAGTCACATGCAAAATTGTCGACAGGTTGGCCAAATGCAGCGGCATCCTTAACGTACGTAGCAATCCGCGCGCCAATAACATTATCAGCTATATTCGAAGCAAAAATAACATTCGGCAACAAAATATGATGTAAAATAAGAGCGAATTGACGTGAATAAGAAGCAAACAGAAAATTAACATGTTTTTGAAAAGCAGAAACGCCCTGGCCGGCTTTGTGGCGAGCTTCAAAATAATGACGAACGTCAGGTTTGGCTTGACGTTTAGAAAAGAAATCAATAAAATGTGAGAAATCATCCATTTCTTTTTGGTAAAGTTCGTGAGGTAAATGTTTCTCAGCAAGAGCTTTAGCATACTCAGACAAATGATAGCTGAAATGGTTATCGTCAACAAACTGTTGTATATGACGAAACAAAGAAAGAGTACGAGGACCGGCAGAGGCAACAAAACGTAAATAGGTTGGGTGCGAAGATGGAATACGAAATGGTGGGAGTTGTTTGTCATCAATCTCACGACAAAATTTAGTGGCAAAAGATTCAAAACAATCAACAAGATCTTGCATAGAATCAGGTGAACCTTTTGTAATCTTCGAATACCGGTCAAGAAGAGTGTGAAGAGCAACGCCAGCAAAGTTAAAATAACGGCGTGCGAAAGAATGAGTACCAAGATGCCGGCCGCGGATACGATCGGATTTAACTAGACGCTCCATATACTTGGCCCAATTGATAACTGCACGACCGCCACCTTTATTAGCAGCGGCAACATTGCTGATACAAGCAAAATGATCATCGGCAGTGTGGCGAGTATTCATCATACGGTCTAGAATATCGACGACAGTTGACAATGGCGTGATTTGAGTGAAAACATCTTCGCCTAAGACCAAAGCGTCAAATAATGGAACATTCACAGCGGAAGCAGAATCGATATCAACGTCATGTGCATGCTGATTGTAAATTGCAGAATTAATCTCAAGAGGTGAATTAACATAGAAAAACTCGCGCTCAATAATGTCAGTTTTACCGACGATCAACAGATTTTCAGTATGTCGGGTCAAAGCAACTCGAACATGTCGAGCAGATTTTTCAAAAGCAGTCAAAGAGGCCATTGGATCAATATACAATATAACATTGTTAAAGGTTTGACCAACAGATTGATGGACAGTAATA